AAGATTATTCTTAAAAATAATATTCGTACCTATAGTCCCGCAATTATACAGCAGATACAGAAGGGCATTTGGAATAATATGAAGCGTAAACGAGCTTCTCAATCATCTTCTGTCGGATAATCATATATTTGTAAAAAAAATGATTAAAAGAATTAAACACAAGAACAATATAAAATGACAACCATATATGTATTAAAATGTGAAAAGGATCACTACTATGTAGGTAAGACAAGTCGTCCCTTACATACTAGGATAACAGAGCACTTTAGAGAAAATGGAAGTGAATGGACGAAGAGATACCCGCCGATAATTGTCGTGGAAGTTAAAGAGAAAGCTGATGAGTTTGACGAGGATAAATATACCAAGATGTATATGAAAAAATATGGAATTGACAGGGTTCGGGGTGGCACATATACACAACTTGTTTTGCCAGATTACTTACGAATGACATTAGAAAAGGAGCTATGTAGTGCTCAGGATTTATGCTTCCGTTGTAACCGTTCCGGACATTTTGTGAATCAATGCTATGCCAGGACAAAAGCAGACGGATCTCCTCTGGATGACAACACCAAAGTGGAGAAGAAAGTAGAAGACGGCACCGATACTATTCAAACATCACATGAAACATTTCCTGAAATAATTATGCCTGTTCCAGCAAAAGAGATGCGGATGTTTATCAAACAAAAATTCACAGAATTAAAAAACACCCATTCTCACCTTACAACTACACAAAGCATTATCAACGCGTTGGGGGAAGTATGGGATACAAACCCTCATTGGACTGTACCCAAACCACTTTGGCCGGATTTCCTTCTGGGCTGTACGGCCTCTTGGCATAAGGGGGTCAATACGGTGATCATCACACATCAGGGAAAGACATATTGTTTCCCAAAGCCGATACAAACCATGGACTGTGGCGTTGTCCAGCTGTCTCGTAACTCGAATTCTGTTATTGAAATTGTGTGTAAGTCTGGAAGTCAAGCATATTTGCATTACGTTGTTCTCATAGAGGTACAAACAAATATACCTATATTAAGTAATCAGGAGGAGAGATATGAAAAGTACGGAGAGTTATTCAACAATGGGGGCAAAAAAGGGATTATGTCAAGACTATGGAATATAGGAACAAAGATTGTACAAGAAGGTATTAAGATTGCCGAAGATGCTATTAATGATAGTAAAAAATAATATTCGTTATATCTTCTGGTGTCATAATATGGTCTAAAATTTCTATAGTTTTCTTTTTCTATTGTATTTTTCTTCAAATAAGAATATAACAAAAATCACTATATATTAGGATCCATCATGCCTGTAATAATATCGTTTGACATAGGTATCCGGAATCTGGCATGTTGTTCGTTACGAACAGAGCAGGCCAGTGATGCTATTCATAATACGCCTCTTACGGAGATTATGGTTTGGGATATTATTCAATTACAGACACCGGATGAGAAGAAGCGCCCTACGATAGAGGAATTAACCCTTCGCGTATATGCTCATATGGATGAGCTCATAGACAATCTTCGTACCAAATTCCAAGTTGAACAAATTGATTATGTGCTTATTGAGAACCAGCCATCCCATTTGAACGGAACAATGAAGTCCGTACAGATGGCGATTTATAACTATTTTATGTTGCGACGACACTGGGAAGGTATTATAACCTCTGTATATATGATTAATGCCTCCCTAAAGCTTCAAGGACACGGAGAATACGCCGAAAATTTACGCAAGAACGCGCCTGTATATAGTAAGCCATATCAAGTAAATAAATGGTTAGCCGTTCAATTATGTAAGCATTATATATCGCATGACACCGCGATTCAACACCATTTCAATTGTCATCGCAAAGGGGATGATCTGGCAGATAGTATTCTTCAGGCCGTCAGCTGGGCAAGAAAGAATATGATCCTAATAAGCCCCTTTACTATGAACATATAGATCGCGTTTAAGGTTTAAAGGTAAATATACATTTCATGATATAAGAGAAGTATGATGCAAGGACCCTCTATTTTGCTTCGCAGCGATGACGAAGACGATGTACTCGAGATTGGCGCGAATGATAACTCCCGCCCTTTCCGTATTCCTGATAACGGAATGCAACAGATGCCACAAATGCCGCGACCATTCAACAATTCATCCGCCATGTCAAACCAACAAGGATTTGGTGGAGTAGACCCATTGATTAATATGCGTAAAGTTTCAAGCGATGTTATATCACGATCAAGTGGACAAGATAGCCGAGATGGAACAGATTATACGGAGAGCGAAGCAGATGATACAGAAAGCTATGTTTCTGACAATGCTCCTGTACAACCTCGTATGAATACAAATACAAATATGAACCGAAATGGAGGAGCATACGCAGATCCTACAGCAGCTCGTATGGTTTCTGAGCGTGGTCGTATGGAGGCAGAGATGAATGAGAAGCGCGAGATCCTCTATCAATTGGAGCGTCTGGAAAGCAAAGGATATAGGCTTCCTCGTAAATTTAGCGTTCAATCCGATCTGGAAGAAATGCGTGCCGAATATCATCGTATTCTGCGTGAAAAAGAAGTAGATGCCAGTGTGCGTTTCCAGCGCAAAATGATGATGGCTCTTGTTACGGGTATTGAATTCCTAAATACACGCTTTGATCCTTTTGAAGTAAAGCTGGATGGTTGGAGCGAACAGGTTCATGAGAGCATTAACGATTATGATGACATTTTTGAAGAACTTCATGACAAATACAAGGGTGCTGGTAAGAAGATGGCGCCTGAATTGCGACTAATGATGTCTCTTTCAGGCTCCGCGTTCATGTTCCATCTTACAAACAGTATGTTCAAGAAAACGCCCCTGCCTGGTGTAGAGGAAGTATTGCGCGCTAATCCTGATCTAATGAAGCAGTTCCAGCAAGCCTCTGTAAATCAACTTGGTAAGAATATGTTTGGCGGCGGACAAGCCTCGCAAGAACCTCAACAAGGCGGTATGAGCGGCCTATTTGGTATGATGTCAAATCTAATGGGTAGTGGCAATCCAAAAATGCCTCCCCCACCTAATATGACTACCAAGCGCCCTTCGCCTCCTCAACAGCGCGGCAATGATGTTGATATAGAGACCATTATCAGGGACATTCACGATGATATTGAAGATGTTAGTACCGGATATAATATGAACCAGAATCGTATTGAGACGATTTCATTAGATGACGATGACGAGATTGCCAGTATTTTGGAAAGTGTTACATCCGATGTAATGAACTCTAAAAGGCAAACCGCGAGCAAAAAACAGACCGGTGGCAGGCGCACATTGAACCTGTAAAGTAAATACAATTAATATTTGAATACAAAAATAAATTATGATTTATGATTTATAATTTTTTAGAGTTGATTATAATAATTTAACTCCTTGAAAGAGATCGTAGCTCCCGGCGAAGGACACCTGGAACACGGCGGGCGGACTTGATGGGGTTGGAGACGGCTTCAACCACGGAAGGAGATGTTCGCGATATCTGTTTCACTCCGCCAGTAACCAGACCGATGGTAGTAATGGCCAAAATAGCGATTAGAGGGACGACAACAATTACACCCAAGATTACCAGTTCCGCGATAGACCAAACATAGAGTGCTGTTCGTCGACCATCCTCAGAGCACATGCACTTCGCCTTCATCAGGTAGCGAACATACATGAGGGCATATACGAAGAATACCACACTGGCAACGGTGAACAGGAAGGCCAGAGCGGCATAGATAAAGGCGCCTGTCATACCGAACATCTTTCCAGCCTTGCTGGCGGGGAATACCATCATCAGCAACAGGAAGACGATGGCGAAGATGATGTATCCCTTGATGAAATTACGGTAAGGATGTTCCGCNCACTTNCAGTCTATCTGTTCAAGTTTGGCTATGTAGGTATAAGAAACAACCAAAAGGATAAGGCCGAGTATGCTTAGCAGCCATCCAACGATATTTGATACAGTCTCAATCATATTTATACGATGTTCTAAATAAGCAATATATATTTTTGTTTTTACATCTTTGTTTTTATTATTTATAGGACTTTCTTAGGACGTCCTCTTCCCCTCTTTACAACTACATTTGCGCCTTGCTCTTGAGCCAAACGTGCCCTCTCAAATTCCTCAGGTGTTCTATCTACCGGTTTAATATATGGAATTTTAAGGAATTCAAATATATCTTTTTCAGTCAGCAATTCGGGAATAGCAGACGGTTTTGGTTCAACATCTGATACGATTATCATACGGTGTTCATTGAGACTGTACCCTTTTTCCAAAGCATATTGGCGCATTACCACATTGAATGGACCGGATCCTGTAAAGTATAATAGAGCATAACTATATTCGTCCTCCGGTGTAAGAAGCAAATCCAACCGCCTCGCCTTACCATTACCGATCTTCACGATGGCCATACATTTTTTTGCCCCTTTTGCCAATATATCCAAGATATAGCCTTCGCTTTTTAATTGATCAACCACTCCTTTGAATAATTCGCCGGCTGTTTTTGCCGAAATGTTCTTTGGAAGCTTCAAGATGACATCAATGTCGCCACTGTTTGCTAGTTCACGACGATAACTTCCTACAATCATGGCATCAAATTCGTGGCTCACTTCGCGGATATTGTGTAAAAGTAGTTTTTCATGTTCCATCATTTCTGATCGCGGAATCCTTTCCAATATATCTTCGTAATATTTTAGCCCAAGTACTTGAACGTCATTCAAGATTGAATGGTCTGCCTCATACTTTTGTCGTAGATCATCAATGGAGCGTATTTTATGCTTTGAAACAAGCTCACGCGCCTTGGTAGGTCCAATACCGTGAATACCGATTAATTCATCAAGTATATTAAATTGTCGTTCTTCGCGAACTACTTTCGCAGCCATCAGCTCTCCACTTTCAAGAATCTCTTTTATCTTTGTATTTATTTTTGCTCCAATGCCCGGAATTCCATTTACATCTTCTATTGTACGAATGGCACCAGGATGCGCTTTCAATTCACTGATCACTTTAGCATATGCCCGTGCTTTAAAGGGCTGTTTATCTTGCGTCTCTTTTTTTCGCATTGTATCCAATTCGGATATAATCTTGTCTTTGTAGTCCATTTCGTCTTGAATGTT